TAACACTTTCACAACTATATAATCTAGTATTCAATACTACATACACCACTTGCACACCTACAAAAAAGCATAAAAAAAATAGAGGCTTTCGCCCCTATTTGATATCCGATATATTCAGATCATTTAACAACATAAACAAATCAATATCTAAAGCATGTTCTTCTTCATTTAGTGTAAAATAGATTTTCACTTTTCCTTCTTTATTCTCTGCATATTCAAATTCTGCTTTTCTCATGTTTTCCATTTTCTTCCTCCTTGTTCCCTTTACGGGCTTTTCTTTATTTTCGTTACACTCATTATAATATATTTTCAATATGTTGTCAACCCCCTTTTTCAAACTTTCTCAAACTTTTTCCACAAAAAAAAGAAGCCACTTTCGCAGCCTCTTTTAACTTGTCTGTCCAACTTGAACAAACAACCTAATCAAAATATTCCGTTCCGTCCTCCAGATATAAAGCCCCTTTTGCGTCTGCATCTTCTTGCATTTCTTCGTCGCTCACTTCATAGAAAAATCTATACCCATATTCTTCTATTTCTTTTTCTGCCTTCTCGAGCTTTTCAAATACAGTTTCTACCATTTTTCTAATTTCCATTACTTGCCAGTCGGCAATTTCGTTCCCGGAAACATACTCAAACTCTGTTATAATTTCGTTAACCGTTTCGGCTTCCGTCTGAGACTTTAAGCTATAATAGTAGCGCCTATTTTCTGCCAGCTCGAAACTGTCAACTTCTGATTTTAACCATTCGAACCCTTCGACATTTCGCAAATCAAATTTCCCATAAATATTTACGCCATCACCTTGACACAATGACAAACTGTATTGAATTTCCAGCCCATCAGTGAATTGAAAATAATTTCCTACAATTTCCATGGCGTTCTCTAAAAAGATGTCGTTGTCAATCTCACATTTTGTCTCCAAATAATTTTCTTTTGCCCGTTCTTTTGCTTTTTCTTCCAGCTCGTTATACTCATATAAATTGATTTTTTTTTGTAATAGTTACCATCTTAACCCTCCACTCCCATCTTCTGACAATTTACTTTTTTCACATAGCAGCGAAGTACTTTCAGCTCGCCGGTCTTGTCATTGTATTCTAACTGTAATTTATTTCCATCATTCAGCAATTCCGCGATTTCCAGCGCTTCAATTGCTTCTAATAACTCCTTGTTTATTATGTATGTTTTTGCCATTTTTTACTCCTTCCTATTTTTTCTAAGTTGAAACATTTTACATTTTGATACATTCGTCAAGTGGGATTTTGTATCCGTACACCATAAAAAATGCACTGTCTTTTCCGTTTGCTGGATAATAAATTTTGCAACGGTGAAAACGCTTTGTGTTTTTTCCATTGCACCAACTACCACCCCAACAGCCGGAAACGCAATAAACAAAATCGTTTACTCCGTATTCAATGCCTTTTATTTCTAACCCGCCAATGCCACTATAATATGCAATACTTTGCCTATTTTCGCAATATTTTTTTTTACTTTTCATTTCTATTTCTCCTATTATTGTTTTATTGTTTTCAGTTAGTTTAAACGATAAACAAAAAAGTTTTCTGTCTTTTTTTCTTCGCCGTCATAATATGCCAGAAAATGTCCCCTTCCGTCTTCATCGATGGCATCTGATATGAAATTGTCGATGCCATCTTCCCCACCTACTAGCGCGTAAATAATAGGTTTTGCATCTTCGTATAAGTTTATTTGCATTTGTTCGATAGATTTTGCAAGCCGAGTTTTAAGAGTCATGGAAAGAATCTCTTCTTGTTCCATATGTTCAATAATAAAATTTGGACGAAATGCCCAAAGCATTTCTTTGATTTCTTCTGCGGTTTCTTCGTCTGCTTCTTCATCTGTTAACACTAGCCATTCCGTGCCGTCTGCCATTTCAGCAGTTTGCGTTTCTTGATCCCATTTTACTATTTTTTCATCAGTAAAATTTTGAATTTCTTTAATTTTTAACGCCGTTGTTTTTTGTAATTCTACAATATTTTTTGTCATTTTTTACCTCCATTTACTGTAAACCATATGCAATAATAAACATTGCAACTACAGACGCTATCATAAGCCCCATTTGCACCGCTACAATGCAGAACGGCGCTAACTTGGCAATAATCCATGGGGCGCGATATTTGCGCCCGTTTATGGTGAAATATTCTTTCTTCATGCTTGCGCCTCCTCCTCAATTTCCGCATACCATGGGCACGCGTCCGGTCTGCATGTGCTACACTCTGCATGACCCATGCCGAAATAGCAAGTTTCCGCCGCTTCTTCGTCGGTTAGAACGGTATAACGCTTGCCCGTTCTGATAAATTCTGCCGCGCTTGTAAATTCAACTTTTTTCATTTTTTTGTCCTCCCTTTAGGTTTTCCTTTTCTTTTTGTACTATTATAATATCATAGATTTACGCTTCTGTCAACATATTTTTTAAAATTTATATTGATTTTTCTTGTATTTTTTTTAATACAGTTTTTATCAATACGAAATTTTTCTTTTTTTGCTTATTCTTTGCATAATATACAAATATCCTTGTATACTTATACACTAAAACATTGAAATTTCAATGTTTATATTTTTCTGAAAACTTATAAAATTGCATAGTCGCAAGGTATAATCACTTGACGGATCAAAAAAAGTCGCTTAAAACGCCAAATAGGGCTCCCATATCATGGAAATAAGCATATTGCAGTTTGCGCATGGTCAGATGGTACATACTTACAATTATAAAAATATTTTACAAAAAAGTTTTTTATT